GAGCCCACTCCCCTCCCAAATGAATTATATCAAAATGAGCAAACAGCTAAAAATGATATTGACCATGCTTTAGGTTTATATGAGATGATGATGGGTAATTCGCAAAGTGCTCCTGCTACATATAAAGCTACTATAAGTATAGATGAATTTGGCCAAAGAAAGATGAAATCTAAATTGGCTGATATTGAAGCTGCTTTAACTAGGGTTGCTCAAGTGGCTATTCCTTTAATACAACAGTTATATAAAACTGAAAAGATTTTTAGAATAGTTAATCCTAATAACTCATTGAGTGAATACGTGATTAATAAAAAACTAGTAGATGATAAAACTGGTGAAATAAAACTAATAAATGATATTACTATAGGAAAGTATGATATAATAGTAGTAACTGGCTCTACAATGCCAAGTAATAGATATGCAGAACTTGAGTTCTATATGGACGCATATCAAAAAGGCATTATAGATAGACAAGAAGTTCTTAAGAAGACCGAAGTATTCGATATGGAAGGTGTAATGGAAAGAACTGATATGATAGCAAAACTGCAAGGACAATTAGAACAAGCTGGAGAGCAAATTAAAAAGCTTAAAGGCGACTTGCAGACAAGAGATAGAGAAGCTGTCAATCTTAGAAAGAAAGTTGAAGTTGAGAAATTCAAAGGAGACCTTGGTGGTGTTAGCAATAAAGCTAAAATGGCTGGGACTTTATATGAAAAACGACTCGATGACAACTTATCCACTATAAAATCGCAAATTACAGATGCGGTATCAAAAACCAGCTCACCCTCTTCTGGTGGATTAGAGGCAGCTAAAAGGAGAAAGAAATAAATGACACAAGATAATATACAACAAACAGACACCCCTCAAGAAAGTGCCGAACAACAGCAATATGCTTCTTTGGAAGAAGCTGTATTTGGTTCAGAGGGCTCTGATGCAGTATCAAGTGCTTTTACTAGTGGTAATGAAGGAAATACTGAAACAGCTCCAGAAGCAACTGGACAACCTGAAGTAAGTACGCAAGAAACAACTGAAACATCTCAAGATTCGAACGACCAAAATAGATACCAATATTGGCAATCTCAAGCGGACAAGTACAAAAATGAGTTAGAGGCTATGAAGCAAACTCAACAGCAGGCCCCTGTTCAACAACAAGCCCCTGTAGAAAATGCTGAACCTCAAGTTGAAGAGTTTCCAGCAGCTCCTGCAAAACCAGAAAGACCTAGAACATTTAGTAGAGAGGAAGCTTATAACGACCCCTCTAGTGAGAGTGCTAGGTATATGGACGAGTTAGAAGGATGGCGTGATGACATGAATGAGTATAACTCACTTAAAAGTCAATATCAAACAGCTATTATTGAGGATAAATTTAATAAGATGGAGCAACAAAGAGTTGATGCAGCTAAAAGACAACAAGCTGCTCAACAACAAGCTGCTCAAGAATCTGAAATTAAATCTCATGTAATGGGCCATTATGGTATGACTGAAACTGAGACTGCTGATTTTATGTCAAAAATGTCTGACCCTAACTCAATTACTATCGATAATCTTGTCCAATTATATAGGCTTCAAAATGGAGGAGGTGCACAACAAGCTGCTCCTGCAACACCAGAACCTAGTCAAGCTTTTACTCAAACGCAGAATGCTCAGCAAGTGCCTTCACCTATGGGTGTAATGCCTTCTGGAAATTCTAATGTTGACGGTAGAGGATTTGAGGACAAAGTTATGGATACTATGATAGGGAATTTCAATAGTAAAAACCCTTGGAAGTAATTTAATTAATCGCCCTACCCGAAGGTCTATTTTAGGCAGTTGAAGATGGGCAAAATGAGGATGGAAACATGGCAGACGCAACAGTATGGTCTGGCTCGGCTGGCAATACACTGAATTCTGGCGTTAGTCTTGATAGCACAAGACGTAAGTTTAATTTCGGTGAAAGAGTAGCAGAGTTAGCACCAGTACAAAGTCCATTCTTCGTATATTTATCGAAGGTGGCAAAAAAAGCTACTAATGACCCTGTGTTCAAATTTCTTGAGCAGAGACATCAGTGGCAAAGACGTAACTTTGAAGTAAAAACAGCTTGGGATTCTGGCAGTGAAACTGCAGGAACTGCAATAGACGCTGGAGACGATTTGGCTATTACAGCAAAATACGACCAATATGGAAAAATAAGTTCGGCAAATAATCATTGCGAATTTATAGTTCCAGGTTCTGTTATAGCAATTCAAGCAGATAGTGGTACAGTCTATAAATTTAGAGTAGACCCAACTGCAACAGTTGAAAGAGCTAATACTACTTCAGATGGAAAATACATTAACCATGATACAAACACTACTGGTGAAACTATGATTACTGGTGAATCTTTAATACCATTGCAAGACATTGGAGCAGGTGAAGCTTTTGCAGCTGGTAATAAAGGTCAAGTGATTGGTAGTGCATGGGCTGAAGGAACTGATTCTCCTGTTGGTTGGGAAGATTCTTTATTCGACAGAGAAGGATATTGTCAAATATTTAAAACTGGAATGAATATCTTTTCAGGAACAGCTTTAGCAACAGAGTACAGAGGTATTGCTAATGAGTTTCAAAGAATTTGGCAAGATAAGCTTATGGAACATAAAATGGACATAGAACAAGCTATGTTATTTAGTACAGGAATGGCTTCTAACGAAACAGGTGCTGCGGCATCTGCTAGAACGACATGGGGCATTTTACCTTACACTGAATCATATGGTAAAATCTATAATATGTCTTATAGCTCATCTGGTTATGATGCGTTTTTAGATGCGATGGAAGATTTCTTCGCTCCTGAGTCTGGTAATAGTGGTAATAAATTAGTTCTAGCTTCTAGAAAAGTTATTACTTACTTAAACAAACTAGGAAGTGGAAGCTTCTTAAATAATTCTGTAGGTTCTTCTCAATATAGACTTGATGTAGAAACTATCCCTGGTGCTTTTGGGCATACAGTAACAATGGTAAATACTATTTTTGGTAATTTACACTTTGTTCAAGAGCCTTTATTAAGAGGTCCTTGGGAAGATTACTGTGTTTGTGTTGATATGAAGAATGTAGCTTACAGACCACTAGTGGGTAATGGTGTTAGTCGAGACACTTTCATTGAAACTAATGTACAAGACAATGGCGTTGATGGTAGGCAAGACCAAATCATCACTGAATGCGGCTTGGAAATTAGTCTTCCTGAAACTCATGCAATTCTTAAGTTTTCTTAAGGTAGGAGGTTATTATGGCTTGGACAGAAGATAGTGTAGGTGGTGTTAAAAGAATGTATAACCTTGACTTAGGAACTACTTTAAATGCAAACGGAACAGCATTAACGAATGCTACTGCTGCTCTTTCAGATGCTATTAAAGTAGGGACAAATGTATCCTTAGACACTATAAGTGTAACTACAGAAATTGATGACGCTTCTAGCGGAGCAATTGTTGTGGATTTATATGCTTGTAATACTGAAGATGGTACATATGTTAAGGTTGCAGATGATGTCGCTACGGCATACGGTAGTGGTGGTAATGCAAATGGTTATACTGGAGGAACAGTTAACTTAGCATTATACCCATACCCTTTCTTCAAAATAGCTTTGCATTCAGCAGCTGATGAAAGCTCTAATCATTTTAGAGTAATCGTTTCGCAAGCTGATGGAGCTATAGGAGATTTGTCAATTGGCGGTATAGGTGCTGACCCATCATAGTGGTTAGTTTAATTAATAACATAGAGGGGGCTTCGGCCCCTTCTATTAACTAGGAGAAAGAATGAGTGATTTAACGATAACATCAGCTGGAGTATCTGTGGCTGCTAATAGCGCTGGAAGTTCTATATCCACTGGTAAGCGTAAAATTATAAGAGTAACACCTACGGTAGATACAAGTGCATATGCAGCAGGGGATGTAATATTTAATTCTGCTACAATAGCAAATGCAGTTAGAGAGGAAGGCGGATGTTCTAAGTTAGTAGCTGTATTTTTGCATAGTAAGAATACAACTAATCTAACGTTCGATATGGTATTCACTGAAAATAGCGCGACTTTTGGCTCTGTTAATGCGACAGCAAATATTTCTAATGCAGATTTAAAAGCAGCAAATATAATAGGTTATATGTCTTGTGAATCAGCAGATGATACTACTAATTTTATCGATAACTCTGAAATTAAAAGGGTATATGACAGCAGAAGTGATGCAAATCCTTCTACTCCAAATATGAATCCAATATTTTTACAAGCTGCAAATGGTTCAACAAATGTTTATTTTTCTGTTATGGGTGGAGATACTATTACTTATAGTGACTCAAAAGATTTACAGTTTATTTTTCATATAGAGTATTAAAAGGGGATTAGAATGGCATGGAGTAATATACATAGAACAATTGGAAGTAATGGGCAAGTAACAGTTGAAACTGGCTACTGGGAAGAAACTATTAATCTTTTAGATTGGAGAACAGGTCAACCAGATGATGGTAATAGAGCTTATACTAGCCCTATACCTATATCTGTTGATATGGATTTTACAGTTTTAATGACTTTTAGTAATGATAATTTTGGAGATATGACCGTAAAAGTAGAGCATAGTGTAGATGGCACTAATTGGATAACCGCAGCTCAATCTGGAACAACAGCAATGTCGACATCAGATTTTACAGGAGGGACAGATATATCAACTTTAGCTGTTATAGATGATGGCTCTCAAGCAGAAAATACTACTGGATATTTTTTTGTATACGACCCCGAAACGCATGGAGGAAGTAAATATATAAGATTTGGCATTCCTGATATGGGTAATGTTAATTTAAGTGCTTATACAATAAAGTGGCAAATAATACCACATTAATTTTAATAAAGGAGAAAGTAAAAAATGGCAA